AATCTTGGTAAGATTATGATTGATATAATCCAAGCTAATTTTACCCCTGGAAAGATTAAGAAGATTCTCGAAGGAGAAGAGCCTACTGATCAATTTCACAACAAAGCTTTCGGTAAATATCATGCTGATGTTCAAGATGGTTTGAATACAGCAACACAGCGTCAGATGCAATTTGCTCAGATGCTTCAATTAAAAGAGTTGGGACTGCCTATTTCACCTGAAGATCTATTGGAAGCAGCAACGCTTCAGAATAAAGATCGCATTATTAAGAACTTACAGAAATCAGAAGAAGCTGCAGCACAACAACAACAACAACAAGCTGAAATGGCTATGCAGTTACAGCAGTCTCAGATTGAGTTGGCTCATGCAAGAAGCCAAGCAGATATTGGTCTATATGCAGAAAGAACATCACGTGTTGCTGAAAATGAAGCAAGTGCTGTGGAGCGCATACATAAAGCAAATTCTGAAGATCAGAGCGCTACACTTGATAAAATTAAAGCAGTAAAAGAGCTTGAAGATATCGATATTAAGCATATGGAACGTTACTTCGACATGGTTAATGCATTAAGATCACAAGAGTCTAATATAGCTGAATCTAAAGTTAATGAGGTTTCTAAGGAACCGATAGAAAATCCACTTGGATAAGTAATTATAGTTCATTAATTTTATTCCCAGAAAATTAGGGAATAAAATGTTGAAAATGATCATTTTAATCAGTGTTTAAAGGTGTTTTGAGAGGTCTTGTTTTTTACAGAGACTTAAATTTTTTAAGGTTTTTATATGGATTTCATTGAAAAAATTTCGGTTGAGGGCTTGAGACTTTTAAAGCAAAGAATCATTAGGCTTCGATGGCTAATATGCTTTATTCGTTTAGATCTGCATCAGGAATGGATTGCAGAAAGTTCTACATACTCAGAAGTAGTTGTTAATAGCAGCAAGTAAATAATAATAGTATTGCATCAGGTCTAAGTGCGAAGTAATATGGTGCAGACAGTTAGAGGTAAAAACCCTTGCGGATATTCCGCAGTTTCTAAAGAAAGGCCATATCATGGCAGCTAAAAAAAAGTATTACGGCGGTATGATTTCAGAAGATAAAAGCCAAGTTGCAAACATGCCTCAAGAAGTGATCTACAGAGCTTACTCTGATGTTGATTACAGCATGATGACTGAAAGCATTGATGATAAAATGTCTGGTGTTGAACGTCAGATGAGTGCAGATAAAGATAAGGGTCGTAAAGGCGCGAATCCTAGAAAAGTTTAGTAAGGAATACTATGCCTGCGTTTCCACGAGTGAAAAGTAAAGCTTCTAAGATCGCTTTTAAAATATTAGGAACTCCACCTAATATAAAGGCAAAGAAGTCGAAAGCTCAGAAACTTATTGATGAGCAGATTGCTTCTCAAGAGAATACTCGGGTAAAATAATAAGGAATATTATGGCAAATCGTTATCCACGAGTGAAGAAGCAGAAGTCCAATAAGTCCCGTGTTAAGATAGATGTTGTTGAAGAAATGGCATGTGCATTTTATCGTCAAGTAAATCCACGTCGCGAACAAGAGATGATGGACTCTCACATGTTAAGTGAAGACGATAATGCAATAGCTAATCTTTCTCCACGCTTTATTAACCGTCAGTTTAATCCGAATCGTTTTGTTCAGTCTTTGGATTAAAAGTTCAAGCTAAGGTTCTAAAGAAGAGCAAAAAGTAATATAATGTATATTACGTATTATATAGCCTGTAGATAATAAAGTTTAATCCCTTAATCTTTTTGTCTGCAGGCTTATTTATTGTTATAGAAAAGGAAAGAGATGGTAAAGAAAGAAACTGTCGGCAAGCAAGCATGGGATGCAGTTAAAGGTTCAGATTTTCTAGATCACAGCCCTGAAGAACAAATGCGTGAACAATTGGAAGATTATGAGAGTAATGTTTTCAAGGCAGTTGATTCAGCAAAGAAGATATACAATCACGACTTTTATATTGTAGTCGAGACAAAAAAAGAACCAAAATTAAACAATGTGATACGAAACTATTTTATACATAGATCAACTTGTCCTACTCCTACCTACGATAATGTAGTATATAAGTATCATAGAAGTGAAGAGCGTTTAGAGTTTCTTTGGGTACTTCCATCCCGTGATACTTATAATATGGTAAAGGAACGTGCTCTGGAACTACCTGAAGATGAGAAAGCGTTATTGAAATTCGTATTAGATGATGCGGATGGAACTCTTTTGAATCGATGTAGAGTTTTGAATGGTGAAATAAATTAATTAAGGAGAAGATATGTCATTACCTAACGCAAGCAGACAACAAATTGAGGCTATGAATAAAACAGCAGAAGAAAAGATGAAACAAGATGGCATTGTTCAAGAGGTTGAAGAGGTTACTCAAGCTACCCCTATGAATGATGATGAGCCAGAAGAAGAAGAAGTTATACAAGAAGATGACAGCCAAGAGAGCTCTGAAGAAGACACTACACCAGAAGAAAAACCATCTAAGTTTAGTCATAACTCTAAAGAAGATAACATAAGATCGCTTAGAGAAAGAGTAGCTAAGGCTGAGCGTGAGCGTGAAGAAGCGGTTAGTTACATTATGTCTTTGAAGAAAGAATCACCACAGGAAAACCGCCAAGTTGCTGCTCCAGTTGAAGAGGAAGATCCGTTTGCTCAGTTAGGGCTTGATGATGAATCTTTAGTTGAGGGAAAGCATTTTAAAGAGCTTGTTAAAGAGATTAAGAACTTGCGATCAACTGTTAAAGGTTATGAAAAACAGAGTCAGAAGAGTGCTCATGAAACAATGGAAGTAAGGTTACACGCTAAATTCCCTGACTTTAACGAGGTTGTTACACAAGAGAATCTTGCACAGTTACGTGAGATGAACCCTGACCTTGCTGATTCTATCCTGTCTAATAAAGACCAGTTTAAGCAGGCTAAATTAGCATATGATATGGTTAAACAGATGGGAATCTATAGAGAGGATCTCTTTGTTCAGGATCGTATAGCTGCTAAGAGGAATTCAACGAAGCCACGCCCTTTAAGTTCGATTGCTCCTACACAAAATGAGAATCCCATGTCTAAAGTTAATGCGTTTGCTAATGCTCCACTAACAAAAGAACTAAAAGCTCAACATTATCAAGATATGCTGCAGGCTATGAAGGGCTTATAGTGAAACTTTCAGAACGTCAGCAGTTATTTGCACGTGATGTTGTTAAATTACTGCTCTTTATGGATGAAAAAGGGTATAAATATACCTTTGGTGAGACAATGAGGACTCGGGAACAGGCAGAAATCTATGTAAAACAGGGTAAGGGAATTCTCAATAGCTTGCATTGTCAGCGACTCGCTATCGATATAAATGTTTTCAATGAGAAAGGTAAATACCTGAGAAAATCTGAAGACTATAGGATTTTTGCTGATTACTGGGAATCATTAAGTCCTGCCAATCGCAATGGCATAAGATTTAAAAGAAAAGACGCAAATCACTTTGAACGAAATGGTAGACTGGGCCTTTAGTTACAGGTAGAAATGTTTGATAATTGATCAAATCATGTTATAATAGTGTTAGTTGTTATTTTATATTCTACCTATATAAAGGGATACTTCATGATGAAGTTATACGGTATTGTTTTGCTAAGTGCTTTTTCTCTCATAAGTTCATCTGATGAGTCTAATGGAAAGTTGCCTAAAGATTTCAAGTTTACTCATAATGTAGACTCTTCTGGCAGTGGGCCAAGAACTTCGTTCATGTCACAGTGGAAAAAATTCACTAATGAAAATGAAGAGTCTTTTAACGTTGAAGATTGTTTTAATATGACTGGTGAAGAGTCTGAAGCTAAGAAAGCATATTGCAGACACATCTTGTTATCATATTTCTCTGGGTCAATCGATGGTCCACTTGTTAAAAACGGTAAAGTCTACACAGCGTCTACTTCTAATATTTCTATTTCTTCTGATGCACCATTAAAAGTATCAAGAGTTAGAGATGGTTACAAAGTAGATATATTGCCACAAGATAGTAAGAAGTAGGAATCATATATGAACAATAAATCACTATTTTTTTCAATAGCTATGCTATTCTTTGTTGGATTTAAGCTGTGTGATGCTATTTCAACGTCAATTAGCAAAGATATTGAACTATCTCAAGAAGAGTTACTTTCTGGGTCTTATATATCTGTTTTACCTACTATTCAGCAGTACGATGATATAGAAGATGTTGAATTACAAGAAATTTCAGCTGCTATTGTAGTTAAAGGATATTGTCCTATTACTCCAGTTGGATCTCCTGTCTGTATAGGTGAGGAAGAAGATTCTAACGACTTTACAGGATATGATTTCCCCGCTGCTATGGGTGAAGACATTGAAGATTGTCGCATTAAAACTCCTAGTCCGAGTAAAGAAGTTAATGAAGGAACGAAGCGAAGTTGTTCTTCTTTCTTAAAACCTCATTTCCCAAAGAAATAAATAGAATATTGGATGGTAGTCTGATAGCTGGTCCTATGAAGGACCAGTTTCTTTTTACGTTGATTTATTGGTGGAATTATTTATGCTTTTCATGCAATAACTATGTTTCTACTAGTGCTATTGTCGTCCGTATATTTTACAAGGCGTATGCGGACGCTTTTATTAACATCTATTAAAGGGAGTTAGGATGTATTCTAAGTTTAAACCAATCAATAATAATGTTCTGGTCGAGATTATCAAAAACGATAATAAGACTGTTTCTGGTATTATTATTCCAGACGAGGCCCAAGAGAAAAGTCAGACTGGTAAAGTAATAAACCCTGGAAAGAGTGATCAATTACAAGTTGGTGACACAGTCTATTACACAAAACATTGTGGTATATCACTTGATGATATGTATTTGTTATTAAGAGAAGAAGAAGTTTTAGGTATTTTAGGAGAGTAGAATGGCTAAAAAGATATTATTTGGACAAGAAGCTCGCGCTAAGTTATTACGTGGTGTAGATATACTATCGAATACAGTTAAGGCGACACTTGGTCCTAAAGGTCGCAATGTTACCTTTCAACGTCCTTACGGTTCACCGACTATTACAAAAGATGGTGTTTCTGTGGCGAAGGAAATTGAGTTACCGGATGCTATTGAGAATATGGGTGCTCAGATGATTCGTGATGTTGCATCAAAGACAGCTGATGTTGCTGGTGATGGGACAACAACTGCTACGGTACTAGCTCAAGCTATTTGCGCTGAAGGTAATAAGTTTGTTACTTCTGGTGCTAATCCTATTGAGTTGAAGCGTGGGATTGATAAAGCAGTTGAAGTAATTGTTGAGTCTTTACAGTCGATGGCTAAGAAGATTAGCAGTAAGAAAGAGATAGAGCAGATTGCGACTATTTCGGCTAATTCTGACGCAAAGATTGGTCGTCAGATTGCTGACGCTATGGAAAAAGTTGGCAATGATGGTGTTATAACCGTCGAAGAGGCAAAAGGAATTGACAGTGAATTGGTTCTTGTTGAAGGTATGCAGTTTGATCGCGGTTATCTTTCTCCTTACTTTGTGACTGATTCTGAGAAGAATGAAGCGGTTCTTATTGATCCGTATATTCTAGTGTGTGATAAGAAGATCACAACTATGAAGAATATATTACCTGCTTTAGAGTTAGTGTCTCGAGCTAATAGAGACTTGTTGGTTATTGCTGAGGATGTTGAGTCTGAAGCATTATCATCTCTGGTTGTAAATAAGATGCGTGGTATTTTACGTGTTGTAGCTATTAAAGCTCCTGCGTTTGGTGATAGAAGAACTGCGATGCTTGAAGACATTGCTATTCTTACTGGAGCTACTTTGGTTTCAGATGTATCTGGCGTTGATGTTGATCAGCTTGAATTACATATGCTTGGAACGTGTAGCAAAGTTGTCGTTACAAAAGAGAATACTATCTTGAGTGGTAGTCTTGGTGACAAAGAAGAGATTGATGCGAGATGTCAGTTAATAAAATCTCAAATAGAGAAGAGTGAATCAGATTATGATATTGAGATGCTAAAAGAGCGTCTTGGTAAATTATCTGGTGGTGTTGCTGTTATTAAAGTTGGTGCTGCAACTGAACTTGAGATGCGTGAGATTAAAGATCGTATTGATGATGCGCTAAGTGCAACTCGAGCAGCAGTTAAAGAAGGCGTTATTATTGGTGGTGGTTGTGCATTACTACATGCTCAAGAATCTTTGCATGGTCTTGAACTTGAAGGTGATGAACATCTTGGTGTACAGATCATAAGAAAAGCAATCGAGGCTCCATTTAGATGCATCGTAAGCAATGCTGGAATAGAACCGTCAGGAATACTAACAAACATTCTTCTCAGACCATATACATACGGGTATGATGCTAAGAATGGTATTGAGTGTGATCTTCTTATTGCTGGTATTATAGATCCTGTTAAAGTGACTCGTTGTGCGTTACAGAATGCTGCATCGATTGCGGGATTATTGTTAACGACGGACAGTGTGATTAGTATTATTCCAGAGAAGAAAGAGGCATTAGCTCCTGGTCAACAGGCTCAGGTTCCTCCTACTCCAGGAATGTTTTAAATAGATTTGCTCTTTAGCTTAATGAGTCAAAGTCCCTATATTGATAGGGTTATGTGAGTTAGAGTCTCGCAAGAGTAAAAAAACAAGGCGCCGAGAGAAGGCGCCTTGTTTGCATTTAAAACCCTAGAGTTCTAAACGCATAGATATTAATTGATCTATATAAGTTTGGCCAGTGTATTCATCGAATACGCCAATCAGGTCCCATTTTGGTGTGTCTGATTCTTTACTGGTTTGTATATAAATTTCATAGTCTTTTCGATGGTTGTCTCGAACAATGCACCGTGACTTATAAGGAGCTTCGTCAAGTTTCGTAGGAGAAGAACGTCTTACTATAACCACTATACCACCTTATTTCGTTTTTAACTCTCTAATTCTGTCCATTGATCGTAAGAACTTTTCTCTAGGCATATGAGCAAGTTTGTCGATACCTAGACCTCTCATAACTTGTTTTGCCAGTTCAACCTGATCTTTCAACTCATGATTTAGTTGTTCTAATTGGTCTTCACTAATAAACTCAGCGTTTGTTACTGGTTTATTATAAGCTGCTTTTTGTTGGTGAAACCCGTCATCATCTTCGACATCTTCACAGATAGCTATTCCAAGGATGCCTCTATATAGAGATCTGCTTTGGAACGTTACTGCTGCTGCCCATTTTGTATAACTTCTATCTTCAGGACGCAATACACATTCTGTTGATATCTCTTGTCCAGACTCATGCATGAGAACTACTTTGATAACTTCGATATCGCCCCTTACTTCTATTCTCTCATGAACAGATAGTCCATTAGCTTTAAGTACAGGCCATTGAGGATTAAGTAATGAGTCTTTATCAGCAAACTTTCTTCGTTGAAATCCCTCATTTGCTTTACCAACTTTTTTGAAGTCGGCTTGAGCTTGTGCGAGTGCTGCATAAAGTTTCTCTTTAGAACATTGCTGGTTTTTGATTTCTTCTGATTGCATCAAGAATCTCCTTTTTTAGATTAATCTCTTGTACTTCTAGTTTAATAAGATTGTCACAAAGAGATTCTATTGAATTCTCTGGGGTTTCAATCAATTCATATACATTAAATTCTTGTTTCGATAGTTCTAAGATAGTATCAAATCTTTCATTGAGTACTTTTCTCAATATGCCAATTTCTTCGTTAGTCATATCTTTTTCTTTCATCTATAAGTTTGAGAACTTGCATATGAATTATGAATAAAGCAGGTACAAGCAAAACAGGGTAACTGATTACGGCACTTACCGCTAAGATAGCCATTGAAAATAATAATGGCAAGAATAGTAGTGATATAAAGAATGATATAATTCTTGCCATGCTATGAACTCAACTCGTCATTTACGATATTTTTACATTCTTCATGTAAATCACGCTCTTGAATTGTGTCATTCCATGCATAAAAAACTGTTTCATGAATTTCGATGGCTGTTTTGCAATGATTGCAAGCGCCTTTGTTTGTGTAATTTACCATATTGTCTCTCTCAATATAATGTTTAACTTTTCTACTACTATAATTATAGCATATCTGTTATATAAGTCAACACTATGCAACATATATGTTATAATTATTTACTCTATTTTCTGATGTCGATTAACATTTGACTCAGAATTGTCTTAGCTTGATCCATTTTTTCTAGGGCTTCTCGCGTATCATCTAAATAATCTTCCTCGTCCAATTCTACGAATACTTCTAAGTTGATCGTTAGGTATTCACGGTCTGATTCGAAGAATCTGAGAAGTTCCTCAATTCTTTTTTGTTCTAATTTCTTATCACTATTTATGACTTCTTCAGCTATCTCGGTAAGGTGTCTTGCCCAATCACACACATCTTCACATATAACCTTGAAGTAGTGTTCCTTATTACCTTCGCTCATAATTTCGATCATCTTTTGAATCATTTCACTCCTCTTAAAGTTGGCCCACGAAAAGTCTTTTTTGCTTTTCTCAATAATAAATTTATTTTCAACCCCGACTCACCCCGACTCACCCCGACATCGGTTATGTTTAACTTTTCTACTACTATAATTATAGTAAAAGTGTTACATAAGTCAACTTATCGTTGCACTTGTAAAGATAAACTGCTATTATATCTAAGGGTTTTGTTGTGGTAATGTTTTATATAAAGGAGTGATTATGAATGAAAAAGAATTAGTAGCAGCGATGAATACGCTCAAACTTAGGAACTGTTGGACAGAGAAGAAACTGTGTGAGATGAGTGGCTGTGATCGTGTTTCACTCTTCCGCATGAGAAATCGTGGTACTATATCTTTTGCTATAGCATCGAGATTTATTAAGTTGCTTAAGGAAGAAGGTGTTGCTGTTGATAGCTTTGAACATAAGGGCGTAGTGTACGATTGTTCAAGCTTTTAATAAATATGATTTGAGGTTTTAGAATAATACTGATAAGATATTGTCACTCTATCTTTTCCGTTAGACGAAAAAGAAGGACCAGCATAAGCCGATCCAAATCTTTTTAATTTATATATCACCAACCCTCCCCCAAGAGAGATTCATGACAAACACATTTCACCGATCACCGAAGCAGCAATTCATACAAAGATATACCAAGGGGCACGAGTTTATACAAAAAGACACTGACCGAAGCAGCAATTCATACAAAGATATACCAAGGGGCACGAGTTTATACAAAAAGACACTGACCGAAGCCGTGTTAGGCTTACCTAAAATCAACAACAACGAAAGAGGGACACAAGACACGAATAACAAAACAAGGTCACCAATTACAATAACCACGAGAGATGTAAACATGAAAAGCAACAACACAAAAACGAGGTGCAACTAGACATGAATAATAATAACATTTCTCTTAGTATTAATCAAGCTTTTTCACAACAATGTTTCAATATAGCATATTGGTTGGGAGGAAGTCTTCCTGCAACGTTCGTTCCAGAGAAGTTATCGGAAATATTCACTCTTTCTCGACAGAAGATGTTTAAATGCATTTTAAGGTCTATTAATATACATAATAGTTCATTTATATCTCTTACTACAATTGGTAAGGCGGGTAATGTTAATAGGCAGGCAGCAGCTGAGTTCCTAGATCTTTGTGAAACTCTTGGGATATTTAAAATAATACGTCGTGGTAAAGAAAGAAAATCTAACATTTATTCACTTGGAGAGGTGTTAAAGAATTCTGCAGTTCGTTGGTCTTTACGGGATGTCTTTTTAAACTTGACCAGATCTTACACTAAGATGGTTGACGCAATTAAGGGTATGTCTGCATGTCTTGAAACGCCTATAAATAAACAGAAGCGTACACTATTAATAAATATTAATGTATTTAAAAAGAAATATACAAGTAGTAGTAGTTATAGAGAGAGGGTTTTGCACTCAACTCCATTTTTACCAAAACAAGATTGGCTAAATCAACAAAAAGCATTGTGGGCAGACTGGTCATTAACTCCGGGAACTTATATGACAAAAAATGATTACCAGAAGTATTACGGAAAATCTGATTTTCCTGAGAATGAGATTAAAAGAAAAATACAAACTCAATCCGAACAGCAAAGATTTAACAAGAGAAAGTATCCCTCAGACTTTCCGTCTCTTACTCCAGCATACGATCCATTCCATACAACTGACTCTGATTCGCATAACAAATACTCAAGTAAAGAAATTTACCAAAAATCGCTTCGTAAAACACAACTTATCATCGATCCTATTAGATCTTCGACTGTTGAAGCACGTAAAAAACCACCGGCTGAGTTCAAACGAGAGCTACTTTCACATGCTCAGTCATCTGGACTAGACGATGCAGCACGAGTCTTTCTTAATATTTTCATGGATAATGCTGAAGGTTGATCTTGATCAGGAGTGATATCATGCTACTCTATTGTGTAATAAACCATTAAA